AAAGCGGGACAAAGCAAAAGTTGGAGATCCTTTTATCTTTGCTGTTTTGCAAACTGTTTTGGCCACTCTTTATGAAGATAAGTTGTCTGTTAATTTTCAGGGAAAAGAAGAGGGAGACGATGAAACTGCCGAAAATCTAACTGCTGCTGCCGAACACGATCACGCACTAATGGAAAAAGACGAATTGGATTACGAATGGGACTGGGATGCCTGTTTCTTTGGAGAGGGATATATGTTGTTGAATGAGTTTGACAGAAGACCGGAAATGATGTGTCCCGTGGCAGAGGTATTGGACCCGATGACATTGATTAGGGATCCCCGGGGAACTTCCGTGAATGGAAATCAGAAGGGCTACGGAGCGTGGCGTTTTTGGGGAAGAGAAGTCGGATTGTCAATGTCAGAAATGGAAGATCACCCGGCATACTTCAATTTGCAGTACCTTAAAAAAGATAAGGATACCAAAAATCTTACCAACGAAGCACGACAGGCCCGAAGGGAAGCCCAGGGATTACAGCAGGTAAATTTAAAAGAGGAAGCATTGGATGAGAATTACGAGTATTCGCTCTTGGAATGGTACACCTGTATTGATGGAGAATTATACTTGACTACTTGGGGAAACGGCAGAAAATTATTGGTTCGTTTTCAAAAACTTAAAGACGACAAGTGGCCGTTGATTGACAGAAAGTTATTTCCATTGCCTCACGAAAGCAGTGCTGTAAGTATTCCTGATTTAATTGAAGATAAACAGAGAGCAAGATCGGTAATGATCAACTTGGGAATGGAAAGTGCGATAGCGGATTTGTATCCGATGTATTTGTACAACAGAAAGAAAATTAAAAACAAATCAGATTTAGATTTTGCTTTTAATAAATTTGTGGGAATTGACGGGGATACAAATAACGCTATGACTCCCGTTCAGAAGTCGGTATTCCATCAGCAAGTTAATTTAATTTTAAATATTCTTGATGTTGCCGGACAGAAAGCGGTGGCAACACCGGAAATTAGTCAGGGAGTACAGCCCCGGCAAGCAAGAACTTTAGGAGAATCAGAACTGATCGTAGCCGGTAAGGATATTAGACATTCTCTTGCGGCAAGAATCTTCGGCTGGTCAGACAAAAGATTTTGGAGACATTGGTACTGGCTTTATAAAAAGAATTTCCACGAAGAGATTGATGAAAAGATTATCAGAATTCAGGGACCGCTTGCTCCCGCTTGGAGAACTTTAACAAGAGAAAATCTTATTACTCACATTGATCCCGATGTCTATATCGAAAGTGCCAGTATTGTAGCGGCGAAACGCAGAGATGAGTTTCAAAAGTTTTCAATTTTCTCACAGATAGCTATGCAGGATCCCCGGACTAACCGTCCATTCGTGCTTAGAAAAATGGGAAACATTCTCGGTATGAAGAAATCAACGATGACTATAATGTTTCCTCCTACGATTGATGAAATGAATGCCGAAGATGAGAACCAAAAAATCAATGATAACAAGCTTCCGAAGATAAAAGCTTTGGATGATGACATTGTTCATCTTGAAATTCACAATAAAGCAGCAGACACTCCGGCAAAGTTAGCTCATTGCCAAGGCCACAAGCTGATGATGATGTACAAGAAAGAACACCCCGAGCAGTTTCCTTTACCGGAACCGATGCCAGAGTTTAAACCTGTTGCTTCACGGGAAACAGCAGGAGAGAGAGCACCTGTTGGATCACGACCAGCACCATCGGTGCCAAGAGAAAAAGAAACAGAGGGAGTTAAATAAAATTTATGGCTAAATCAAAACTTACAAAAGAAGATAAGATAAGTGCGTTAGAGCAGTTGAAAGATAATATCGGGTGGAAAATTATTGTTAAAGCATTAAAGAATGATGTAAAGTCAGCGGAAGCCAGACTGCACGGAGATACTAAATTGGAAGAAGGAGAAACTATCAAGGAGTGGCAGAAAATTAGAAAGGGTGTGCTTGAAATGATTAGTTTACCAGATAGATTAATTGAAGAGAATAAAAACAGAGACGAATTTGATCCAAATTTAGACCCCTATGAGTAAATTTAAGAAAGGGCATAAAGGATTTTGGAAAGGCAAGAAACTTTCGGAAGGACATAAAACAAAAATAGGGGAAGCAAATAAAGGAAGAAAATCTATTAAATACTGGTTAGGTAAAAAAAGACTAGATATGATAGGCAATAAAAACCCAGCTAAAAAACAAGGAATAGGAAAAAAAATTAGTGAGGCGAAAAAAGGTTGGAATGGACTTATCGGACATAAACATTCAGAAGGGGCTAAAAAGAAAATGAGAGAAGCGAAAATAAATAATCCAAATAGAATTTTTAAAGACACAAGTATTGAACTGAAAATTGAAGCAGAATTACAAAGAAGGAATATTAATTATCAGAAACAAGTTCCTTTATGTAAAATAGCAATAGTAGATTTTTATTTACCAGAATATAGGATTGTGATACAGGCAGATGGTGATTATTGGCATAACTTACCAGGACGAAAAGAAAAAGATGAAAGACAAGATAAAGTTTTAATATTTAACGGTTTCAATGTATATCGTTTTTGGGAACATGAAATAAATGAATCGGTTAAAAATTGTATAAATAATTTAATTTTAAAATACGATTAATGAGAAGTTGAGTTCTTGTCTTAATTGAGACAGGAACTGAGCTTCTGATTAAGAAGTTCTTCCGGCCGTAAAAAGCCGAGTTTAATCCACCACACAAAAAAGGTCCCGCCAAACCTATAATGAGTGGTGAGTAAAGAAATATGGCAGATCCTAATAAGGATACCGACAATAATTTTGTCGAGATAGAAGGGGTTAAATATAAAGAGGACCCCGAAAATGAGGGAGAAGCTCTAATAGGAGATAATGGTGAGTTTGTCCCATTCGAAGAAAAAGAAGAGGAAACCGAAGAAGAAAAAAAAGAGAGAGAAGAGAGAGAAGAGAAAGAGAAAGAAGAAGAAAACGAAGAACCTCCTTTAAGAAAGAGTGTTAAAGATCATATTATTAATCGTCAAAAGGAGAAGATAGAGAAGCTGAAAAAAAAGAAAGATTATAAAGTAGATGAAGAAGAGGTTACCGAAGCGGGCAGAAACGCTATTAGAAAGGAAATTAAAGATGCTTTAGCGCCTGTCCTCGATACCGTCAGAACTCAATCTGACGAACAGGAATTGAAAGATGTATTTGCGAAGTATCCGGATGCCAAGAAGATGGAAAAACAAATTCGCAAGTATATGGCTAGTGAGGGATATAAAAATTCTTCCGTGGAGTTCATTTATTGGGGGTTGGCCGCCAAGAAAATGGATCTCCAGAAAAAGAGAGATAAAGCAAACGAAGACGCGAAAGCGGATATAACAGGAGGACACGGAAGAAGAAAGAAAAAATTAAGCCCGATTCCTGATGTTAGAGATTTATCCGATAAGGATTTTGACGCCTTGGTCCAAAAAGTCAAAACAGGCCAAACTTAAAAAGTCGTTTAATAGCGCACAATCAGTAATTTAATATTATGCCAGCAACAACTACCGTAGAAGTACCCCAAGCCGTAAATTATTATTACGACCGGGTATTATTGAGAAAAGCCGTGCCTCTTTTCGTTCATTTGAAATGGGCACAAGTGAGAGATATTCCCAAGAATGCCGGTGATAGCATTAGATTTCGCCGATACACTCTATTAACTCCCGCAACCACTCCTTTAACTGAGGGTGTTACTCCTCCCGGAAGCCAGTTAGCTATAACCAATGTTCCTGCCACAGTGGAGCAATATGGGGATTATGTAACATTGACCGACAAATTGGTGTTTACCACTCTTGATCCGCTTTTGACAGAAACTGCAGAACTTCTTGGAATTCAGTATCAGCAAACTATCGAACAAGTATGTAGGGATGTCATGGCCGTTGGTACTACTGTTCAATGGGCTTCAACCGCTACTTCAACTGGAACGATTACCGCCGCAATGAAAATTACCAAGGCGGAAGTTATGGAAGCGGTAAGAACTTTAAAGACAAATATAGCGAGAAAGATTACTTCCCAAATTGATTTCTCCACCGGTTTTAACTCCAGTCCTGTTGCAAGTTGTTATGTCGGGATTTGCAGTCCAAGCACTACTTATGACTTAAAGAACATTCCCGGATTTGTCAGGGTTGAAGAGTATGGACAGAAGAAAGCAATGGAGGGAGAAGTGGGAGCTTTAGATGAAGTTCGTTTTGTTGAAACTACTGAAGCTAAAGTCGGTACTGGATTGGGATCTGGTGGAATTGATGTCCACTATACTCTTATTCTCGGAGCTGACGCTTACGGAATTACCAGAATTTCAGGAGAAGCCGTGAAGAATATCATCAAACCGTTGGGTTCTGCCGGAGCAGCTGATCCGTTGAATCAAAGGCAAACTTCAGGATGGAAAGCAACTTTTGTTGCTAAAATCTTGAATGAGGCTTGGATGTTGAGATTGGAACACGCCGTTTCATGAGTTTAAATTTTGAGTAGGGTAGTCGCTCTCGTAAGTGGGAGGTGAGGATAGGTCTTGCCTCCCAGCCCTAAGGTCGAAAATGGTATTACTTTATGCGAAGAATGCCATAAATTGATAACACATAACAAAATCTTATGATAAACTTAAAAAAAACCGCCGAATTGCGAAAAATGGCGGAAGACAAAGAAATAGAGGGTTGGGAAGATATGGGAAGAGAAGAACTTCTTAAAGCCCTTAACCCGAAGGAAAAACCAGAAGAGGAAGAAGAGGAAAAAGAAGAGGTTGATTTGAGTGAATTATCTATGACAGAATTAAAAGAAATAGCTAAAGAGAAAGGTGCGGACATAAAAGGTTTAAGGAAAAAAACTGACTTGATTAAAGCTATCAAGAAAGCTGAAAAGAAAGAGGAAACTTCTCCCAAAGAGAAGGTTGAAGAGAAAGCCGAAAAGAAAAAAGATTGGGGTGATGGTATTACAGAAGGACATGTGCCGAAAGGAACTAAGGCCCAAATAATGAGAGAACATCTTCTCAAACAGCCGAGAGTGAAAATTCTTATTCCTTTCGATTCAGGAGAAAAACCCGGAGTTACAGTGCCTTTTACTCTAAATGGCTACCGGATGAATGTTGCAAAAGGGGTGTATGTGGATGTACCCGAGCAGATAGCCGATATGGTTATGAAATCTCAAAAGCAAACGGTTGCTGCTTTAAACCATCCTCTTAACATTACCAACCCCGATCATCCGAAGAAAAAATCCGGGGAAAGTATGAGTGGAATTAACGCTTAAAAAGTCGATTTTTATGCCAAGTGGAGTTTATAAACATTCTCAAGAAACGAAAGAGAAAATAAAAGAAAAAAGGAAATTACAAGTTCCTCCTACCAAAGGAAAACATTGGAAATTGAATGAAGAACAGCGAGCAAAAGTTAGCGAAAGAACAAAAG